AATAATCTTCATACCAACAAGAGCATGAATATGCTCTTCGTTACGAGTGTATTTAACCTGTTGATCAGTATCCTTAAGCAGATTCTTATTACGTGCAAACCAGTTAATAATGTAGAACTGGCTCATAAGCGATACATTCTCTACGAATAGTGTAAAGAGTATAATAGCGTAAAGATATTGTTTTTTCTTGTCTTTATAGTAACGATGTGTATATTTCTTAAGATACTTTACACGGCCTTGTATCCATTCTAACTTGAGATTCTCTTCAAATACATCTTCAAGGCCGAGTACAGTTAATAGCCTTTCATAAGCATTATTATGAATTACTTCAGTGTTAGCCATTACATAGCCAAGATCCTGTAATGAAGGGTGTGGTAGGTTTTCACCAAGCTTAGCCCAAAACGTTTTTACCGCAACTTCAATTTGACCGATAGCGGATAAAGTGCGAATAATAATTTCTCTTTCTTGATCGTTTAACTTAACTTTAAACTGCTGTACATCTGACTTAAAGCTAAACTCCTTATGTGTCCAAAAACCATTATGCATGGATTCGATAAATTCCTCAGTCCAAGGATAGTGATTAGGTTTACGAGAAATTTGTTCGTCGAATATCATAGTTTTAGTACAGGGAATATTATTTACGTATTGTACGGGCTTTTACTTTTTTATCTCTAATAAAAAAATATTTTTTGTTCGCCTGTGTGCTGGACGTAGTTAGAAAAGTTAACCCTTCTTATTGTAAAGTTCTAATTTTTTTACAATAAACTTTACAATTTCACTACGCACAATATCGGCTTCCGTCAATGTAAAGACATGGATACCTTTATCTCGACTCTCTTCATCGTTAAAAACGTTACACATTTTTTCAAATCCCGATTTACCATTAATATCTGATTGCATAGGGTCACCGCAAATAAACAATTTGCTAAACTGACCAACACGAGTCATTAAAGTAGTTAGCTCTCTAAATGTACTATTTTGAGCTTCGTCCATGATAACTGCTTTAGCATTCCACGAAAGACCACGAAGATATCCGGTTGGTTTACCTTCAATACGGTTTTCTTTCATAAGCATATTAATATCAGCTTTACAAAGCAGTTCATCAAGCTTCTCCATTAAAGGTTCAAGATATGGAGATAGTTTCTCTGCAGCATCTCCCGGGAGATATCCCATTTTATTATCTGAACTCTCTACTATACTGCGAATATATATTAAGTCAGATACCTTCTTTAAATTTAAAAGCTCCAGCGCTACTAACGTGGCTAAAAAGCTTTTACTACTACCAGAAGGACCTGTTAAGAATACAATCTTAGTGTGATTGTCTAATGCTATTTTGAGAAATTCTTTTTGTTTATTTGTTAAATCCGGCCTTTGTCGTATCTGTACCGGTCTTTCTAACTTATCGGCCTGATGTACTAAAATACTCTTGTCTTTAGTAGCAGGTGCATTATTTTGACTTTGTTGAGCTAACTTCTGTTTTTGTAATCGCTTTTTTTTGCTCATCTGTTTATATTTACTTCAAAGCATAAATATATATATGCTATTTAAAAACTTTGATGCAAGGTATGAAAGTCTGTTAAGAGAATTTACCGAATCGTTTCCTGTTGAAGGTCATGCACCTACTTGGCAAAAGAAAGCTGGTAAATCACCTACAGGTGGTCTTAACCGTAAAGGTATAATGAGCTACCGTCACAGTCACCCAGGTAGTCACTTGTCAATGGCTGTTACTACTAAGCCAGGTAAATTAAAACCAGGCAGCAAAGCAGCTAAACGCCGTAAGAGCTTTTGTGCGCGTATGAAGGGTGTCAAAGGCCCGATGAAAAAACCAAACGGTAAACCTACCCGTAAAGCATTAGCTCTACGTAAGTGGAACTGTCATTAAGAGAAATATCTCTGTTTAAGTATTTCGAAACCTCTTTTTTGCAAAGCAGTACCACGTTCGTCACCGAACGATTCTTTTCCGCCATGATATATGGGAAACGTAGATAAATTGATCCCTTTTTCGTTATCAGGAAACAACTCTGCTACTATAAGGGAATCATATCCCGCATCAGTAATTTTAAAGCAAAAATCTACATCTTCTCCGTATCCTGGACTAAATGTTTCGTCTATATAGCCTAATTTTTCAATTACTTCTTTTTTAAGCGCTACATGTGCAAACGGGTAGAAACTTCTACCGTTTAACCATACTTCAGTTAAACCAGTAATAGCTAAATTAGGTGTAGTTCTTAAAGGTGCTATCATCTTTTCAACCCACCAGTGTTTAGGTTGATTATACAGCACTACATCTGAATTTAATAAAATAACATACGGTGTTGTAGCTACTTTAATGCCCATATTAGTCGCTTTAGGGTAGCCTAAAGCTTCTGGTGACCAAACAAACGTGATAGCTGGGTTGTTAAGATTTAAAATGTAATCTGCACTCTCTCTGTCACTACCATTACAAACTACTACAACACAGGCTTTAGTTAAATCAGTGGTAGCAATAATAGAGTCTACACAACGCTTTAAAATAGTGTAGGGTTTATATGCAGGAATTATTATGGTTGTATCTAACATGATTATTTTTGAAAATACCTTTGATATACTATGTCGTGACCTCTACCAGCTAATTGTTCTCCTACCGAACCAAATGTACCTTGACCTTTATGATATATAGGATACTGAGCGGTATATATTTTTTCTTCATCGACAGATGTATTATTAGTTATAACGTTTAAGTCGTACCCAGCGGCAACTGCTTTAAAACAAAAGTCTATATCCTCTCCATACCCCGGGCTAAACGTTTGATCTAAGTAGTTAAATTGTTCTAAGGTAGTCTTACGTAAACCTACAAGAAAAAACGGTATATAAAGACCATAATTAAAATACATGTTACAGATACCAGTAACTGCAGTTTTAGGGTTTTGTTTTAAGGGGTCAATTAAATTAGTTAACCAAAGATTTTTTGGAGGCCAGTCTAATACAGTTACGTCTGTATTCATTAATAGTATGTAGGGGGTTTCAGCTAACTTCAAACCTATATTGGCTGCTTTAGTGAAGCCTATAGGTTCATTATACCAAACAAAACGTACTGTGTTAGATTTGCTTTCTAATAAAAAATTAGCTGTATCTCTATCGCAACCATTACACACGACTAATATATCCGCTACATCCGGATCTGTATTTTTAATAATAGAATTAACACAATCTATAAGCAAACTCGTAGGTTTGTAAGCTGGTATTACGATTGTGGTATCTTTCATTTTAAATAATTACATTTATTTGCAAATAAGCAATAAGAAACCCGCTCATTACTGAGCGGGTTCTTTTTAGAACACTTTTTACTAAGTGTAGACCTCTTAGAGGAATACGCTTTGTGTACCAGGTGTAAACGATGTGTGTAGACCTGTTACGATAATTAAGTGGTAGTATAATGCTGCACCGAAGATATGGTCAATAACGCCATAACGGGTCATTAAACCAACACGTGGGCTGAAGTCATTAGGTCCGATTGTACGTTGTACCAATACTGGGATGTATGGGCAGTATACAATACCTGTATCATAGTATTCAGCACCCTTGTAACCTAATAGAGCATACTCTAATGGGTTTGAACGAGTACCTACTTGATACTGAGCTTCTGTACGTGTATCACGGTAAACATTGAAACGTCCGCCAACTGTACCTACCTTAGCGATACCAACAGGTTGAGTGTTGACATTACCTTGAACAGGGAACCATTGGAACTCAGGAAGCATTTCTAACATTGCGCAAACGCGAGGTGTTGCAACAATGAAGTTTGCAGCGCCACGACGGTTACGTATAGCAACGCGGTTAGCTTCAACGATAACACGTGCATAGAAGTCACGGTTACGTTCACCTAACCAACGACCGTCAGCTGAGATTGGAGACCATACTGAATATCCTTGACCGTAACCAGCGTTGATAGCAACTTGGCACATACGGATAATCATTTCACGGTCGATTTCAGCTTGAATTTCGTACGACATAGCGTTCGTTAATTCATTGTCAACGTCGATACCGTTCATGTTCTTGAGATCTTGCTCAAGTTCAACGGACCAACGAGCTGCTAAACGACGTGTACCAGCTTCAACTGCTGTCTTTTCAAAAGCAACAACCATCTGAGGGATGTTTGAGCTTAATTCAAAACCAGCTAATAGCTGAGCAACACCGTTATCTGCAGAACCGTTTGAAAGACCTGCAATTTGGAATGCTTCTGAACCTGTGATTGCTGTAGCACCACCGGATAACCATGAAGCAGAAGTACCTGTATAAGCTGTATTTAAATAGTTCCAGCCTGTTTCAGTTCCTTGTGAAGCTGCTGTCCAGCCTTGAACGTTGTTTGAAGCGGCACCATAACCACCGTCTGGGCTTGTAGCACCGAGTGGGGTGTCTTCATAACGATAACGTAGAGCAAATGCGAGACCAACAGGACCACTCATAGGTTGAACACCAACGATTTCGTTTGTGATCAATTCTGGGAAAGTACGACGGATCATCGGAATAAGGATCTTTGGCAGACGAGCATCACCAGTAGCATAGAAGTCACCTGATGGCTTACCACCGAAACCCATGGAGCCTGCATTACCGAATGCGCCACCAGCACCTGCGGTGTTGGAAGCTTCGTTTAAGCACCATTGTTCTTGATTTTCAAGAAGGATAGCTGTGTTTAGCTTTGTGTGATCGTCTTTGATCGCTGGAGTTGCATCATCAGCATGCTCGAGCAATGGAGCCCACTTTTTGAGTAAGCTTGCTGCACGATCCTGATTGATGTAAGATTGTGAAGGTTTAATTGATTTCATAACTAATATTTTTTTAACTAACAATATCTCAAGTTCATTAACAGAACTTCAACGTGTAGATATATTTATAAAAAAAGCCCCCATTTCTGGAGGCTTTTGTATAAAAATCTGATTTATTTATTAGTACTTTTTCTTAGTAAACTCAGATACGTAAAGGTTAGCAACTTGTTGTGCACCTTCTTCTGCAAATGATTCAGCTGAAGAATAAGACTTGGATTCGCTCAATACTTTCTTAGCCTCTGGTTGAGCAACATCAACACCTTTAGTTTTATAAGATGTGGATTCTTTAAGAACTTGAACGTCATCTTCTTCTTTCTTATCGTACATTTCTGCTACGTAATTGAAGTTTTCTTTAACTGCTTCTATTTTCTTTTCGCTGAGAACGCGGAGCATATAATCTTTCTTAGCTTTTGGAAAGTTTTCAAGTTTCTTTTCTAAGAATAATTGTTTTTCAGCGTTTTCAGCTTTTTCAGTAACAAGCTGTAATTGACCTTGAAGCTTTTTGATTTGTTCATTAGCTTCATCAATTTGGTTCTTACCATCTAATAAAGCTTCTTTAATGTTTTCATTAACGAATTCATCGCTTAAGCCTACTAAACGTTTTACTTCTGAAACGATCTTACGAGAACGTGCATTTTCAGTAGCTTCAGCAATTTGTTGTGCAGGAATTGCTTTATCAATATAAAGATCGATATAATTGGAGAGCTGTTCTACTAATGTGTCTTTAAACTTATTAGCTTCATTGTTTAAAGCATTTTCATAAAGCTTTACAAGTTTAACTAATTTTGCACTATGAGCTTCATCGATAGATTGTAAAGCATGTTTAAATTTAGCAGCATGTGCTTCATCAATACGAGAAACAATCTTGTCAAGCTTTTCTGTATGGTCAGCATCAATAGCTTCTAATACCTGCTCGAGCTTGTTTGAATAATCTTCATCTTGTTTAACAAGAGCAGCTTCAACAGCGAGCTGTGTTTTTTCTGAAGCCTTAGCTTCGATTGCTTCAGAAATAGCCTTAAGGGTTTCTTCGGAAAGTAAATCCTTAGTAGCTTCTTTTAAAAGAGTGTTAATGTCTTGGCTCATATATGATAGTTATACTTATATAAAATGATGTTAAAAAACAGGACTAATATCCAGATTTTACTTAGATCCTGTTGAAAGCTTTTTGTCTGCTTCCCGGATACGTTGTTTAATTTTTTCGTTTACTACAACAGTAAGCATGTTATCGGCTTTCTTAAAGTCGTTACGAGCTACATTGTCAATAAACTTTGCGATGTTTTGCTTATTGTTCATATTATTTAATTGAATTGATAAAGTGTATGATCTGCTCTCTTAAATAAAGATCAACATCCTTTTTAGGTAATGATTTGAGTTTACCTTCAAAAGTGTCATATACTTCTTCATAAAAGTTGTTACCTTTGGCTATAAAAGACTTTGACTCTAAAATACCATCAACAAATGCTCCTGGAGCGGATGGATCGGCAACTACGTCAACAGTGATAAGCTTCATGTTCTTAACATGGTTAACACCAGCCCTTTCTTCAAGTTCGCCAAGCGCTCTGGAAGAAACACCAACTTTAACACCGTCTCTAATTAAACTCTTTAAAATTTCACCCAATGGAGTGCTTAGTACTTTGCTCTTACCACGGCAAATATTACCATCCATGCGCAATTCAGTGATAAGATGGCAAGCACGTTCACTATTAACAGTAGCACTTTGTGGGTGCTCAAGCTCGCCCATAGCGCGGTTAGCTTTAACAAATTCTTGATTGTAGCGCTCTACCTCCTTCGTCATCTCGTCAATATCGTAAATACGATTGTTACGGTTCTTTTCGCCAGCTACCATATAGGTGCCTGCAATGTACATTGTCGATGGCTTATCTTTGTTACCTTCTTCAATAAGGTAATCAAGACCTTCCGTAATTGGATTTTGAGTTATTAACTTAAGTAACATGTTGCTTATATTATTTATGTAACTCCTTGCTTTTTCTATGGACTATCATAATATAAAGCATGGTTTCTCCCAAATATAGTGTAGTCATTCCAACTTACAACCATTTGGATGACTTTCTTAAACCGTGTTTACAAAGTATTATTAAGTATACGGATTTAAATAACACTGAAGTTATTGTTGTAGCTAACGGTTGTGTGGATAATACAGCATCATATGTAAAGGAGCTATCAATTACATATCCAAGTATTAAGCTTATTGATGAGAAAGAGGGATTAGGATACACTAAAGCTACTAATATAGGTATTAAGGCTTCTGTAGGAGAGTATGTAGTATTATTAAACAACGATACCGTACTTTTAGAGCAAAACGTTAATCAGTGGTTGGAAATGCTTGAACAACCATTTATTGATGACCCGCAAATGGGCGTTACCGGGCCTTTGTGGCAAGATGATAAAATTACTAATCAAAAGTTTATTATATTCTTCTGTGCTATGATACCAAGACGTGTTATTAATAGTGTTGGTATATTAGATGAAGTATACTCACCGGGTAGCGGAGAAGATATTGATTACTGTATTAGAGCAAAACAACAAGGGCTAAAGATACAAGTTGTACCATACAATACGAATTTAGAAAGAAAAGATAATAAAATAGTAGCAGGTAATTTTCCGATTTATCACTATGCAGAAGGCACGTTTGAAAATGTAGAGAATTATAGTAGTGTTGTTTTTAAACGCAATAGTTTAATCAATTTGAAGAAGTATAATCCACTTGCAAGATTACATTTAACCTCACGCAACGATCCTAACTTATTAAGTAGTTTTATTAAAGTACATAAAACAGCACCAAGTAGTGATATTATAGGGGATTGGAGTGCGTTACCTTTTGATAGAAATACAATTGAAGAAATAGCTCTTATAGATTCATTTGAAGATATACCCTTAACTTTATTACCTAATTATACAAATGAGTGGTATAGAGTTTTACGTAAAGGTGGAAGAGTAGTAGCACTAATAAAACACATTAACGCGGCGGTAGTATGTCAAGCATTTATAGGTAGCGGGTTTTCGATAACCGGTACACAAAAAGAAGGTACTGATCAATTATTAATACAAGCACATAGACCACTTTTATGATAACAGATAAAGTAACAGCAACAGTTTCTACTAAAGGTAGGTTCAATACAACACTACCATTAGTGCTAACGTCGTTAGCTAATCAAACACTTAAACCTTACCGTCTCATCATATATGATGATAATGACGTAATGGAAGATTTAAGAAATAATGAAATATATAGAAATCTGTTCACTCTTATGAATAGAGTGGGCATGGTTTGGGAAGTTAAGCCTGGTGCACGTAAAGGTCAAATATGGAATCACCAGCAAGCACTAACTGATGTTACCTCAGAGTATATATGGCGTTTAGATGATGATAATGTAATGGAAACAAACACATTATCAGATTTGTTTAATTATATACAATCAGATGATAAGATTGGCGCGGTAGGACCGCTTATATTAGACCCTAAAGCAGATATCGGTCATAAATTAGCTTCTAATAAAATAGAAGACATATTTTTAGGTATGAATATACAGTGGCGTGATACAAACACCCATTCCTATATAGATGTAGACCATTTACAGGGTAGTACATTTTTGTTCCGTAGAGAAGCAGGCAAACACGGCTACGATTTAAGACTATCTAAAGTAGGTCATAGAGAAGAAACAATCTTCACGTATGAAATGAAAAGAGCAGGATGGAGATTAGTAGTATTGACCAGGGTTAAGACCTGGCACATGCGTTATGGGGCTGGCGGTATTAGAAGTGATAATCAAATTAAACAGTTTCAAGATGATGAAAATATATTCATAGAATATATTAAAAAATGGAATATAAAAACTAAACCTGTTAAGGTTATTCCATTAGATAGCGGTATTGGTGATCACTATGCTTTTAGAAGCGCATTACCTGCTATAAAAGAAAAACACAAACACGCAAAACTTGTTATAGGTGCTTGTTACCCTGCTGTTTTTGAGGGGGAAGAAGGTATTGAAGTAATAAGCTTAGCGGACTGTGCAGCATTTGTAAAAGTAGAAGAGTATAATATATATGCTTGGATGGATCACATGAATTGGAAAAAATCTTTAACAGAAGCCTATAAAGTAGCATACGCAACATGAAACAAGTACTAATAAGTCCATACGCCCAAGCTTTACGCAACGGCAATACAAACCCTAAGAACTTTCCATATTGGAAAGAATTAGTAGCGTTAATGAATAATGCTGGTATCAAGGTTGTTCAAATAGGCTCTTCCAAAGATGTAGTAGTAGAGGGAGTAACAGATTTTAGGCAAAACTTGTCTCTAACTCAAATAAAAGACCTTGTTAATGAGAGTGATACTTGGATATCTGTAGATAGTTTCTTACAACATCTATGTGCATATTATAAACTCAAACGAGGTATTGTTATATTCAGTCAATCAGACCCTAAAATCTTTGGATATACCCGTAACCTTAATATGTTAAAGAGTGAGCGTTATCTAAGAGAAAAGCAATTTTGGTTGTGGGAACAATGTGATTATATTCAAGATGCATTTGTTAGTGCTCAAGAAGTAATGGACACCTTATTAAAATTATTAGATGCTAAGTAAGTATTAGCGATATGGCTAATCCTTCCAGCACTGTAGGTCCTGCAGACTTTCTATCTACTAATTTAAATAGTAGAATTAAAAGCTATGATATGCTTGCAGAGCGTATCTTCTTTCAACTCGGTGCACCTGTAATTAACCTTGAAATTGCGTGCGTGGCAGCATATGACATGATTGCATATGCTATTGAAATGTATACAAAGTTTACTCCAGGTACGGAAGAACTAATCGTATTTGATAGCAATCTCTATACAGGCGGTCAGGGTATAAGAATGGACACGCTTATTAATAATACTTTAAACCCAGAAGTATCTGCCTTGAGTTCTACATTTCAATCTGGTTGGGATGTCGATTTAAACGATTACAGAAAAGTAATCGATGTTACTTCATTTACTGTTGGTACTAATAACGGTGTTAACACACTGTTTACTATTGAACAATCAATGGCACAACAAATGCACTTTGCTTATAGTTTAGGTAGTAAGGCGTTTGACGTTATTTCGTGGCACATCTTAAAAGACTGGTTAAAGACTCGTGAAAAGGTGTTTGCACAACAACCTTATTTTAGATTTGATCCACGTACTCAAGTTTTACGTATTACACCAGATCCAGTAGTAGCAGCTAATACTGATCGGTATTGGGCTACAGTTAGTTGTAGAGTAGAAAGACCTATTAAAGATCTTGTTAAAGAGCGCTGGGTAATGGAGTATGCTAAAGCACTTATAAAGATTAATATCGCTAATACGCGTGGTAAATTCAGCGGTACACAATTATTTGGTAGTGGTACACTACAATATGATACGTTAATGACACAAGGTGTTACTGAAAAGAAAGACCTTGAAGATCAGTTAATGAACACACGTCAAGAGGATCAAGAACCTCCCGGATTTTTTATGGGGTAGTTATTGAGCGCCTGGAAGTGCGCTTGGTGCCCCGCCCGCTGCTTCAGGTCCTGCTGGAGCCTCTCCACCTGCTGGTGCTTCACCGCCCGCTGGTGCTTCACCACCTTGAGGTGGTAATGCGCTTCCACCACCACCCGGTCCAGGACCAAATGCTGGAGGTGTGCCACCGCCGCTCCCACCGCCACCGCCACCTTCACTACCTGCTGCACCACCACCGGTAATACCTTGACGCCAGTTAGTACCAGCATTAGTGATTTGAGTTAATTCAAACGTAAAGGCAGCATCTTTCTTTTGCCACTCTCTATTAACCTTTAAGTCTTCGTCTGTCCAGTTCATATACTTCTTTAAAGCATATGATTTTGATACAGCTTCTGTTTGAATAATATCGCTTAATGTCTTAAACTTTAGCTCATGTATTTGAGCTTCTCTTGCAGCATGGAAATACGTAGGCGGGTTAAATGCAACGTTAATATCGTGATCTTTAAGCTTGTACTGATCCCACAAACCTTTTAACTTTAAATGCGATATAAACGTTTCTTTTAATGTAGAAGCAAATTGACGTTGAAAACGTATAATAAGTAAAGCGAACTTAAGTTCTTCTCTTAAAATTTCAGTACCATCAGCAAACTTAGCTTCTGGATCTAAACGACTTGTTGGTACACGTAAGGCTTTATATAACTTCTTAACAAAGTAATTTAAATCATCTAATTGACCTAAGTTTGCACCACCTTGTAGTTGTGTAACATCTGTACCACTTCCATCTGGTCTTTTTGCAAACCAATAGCTATCTAACATGGATTGTGGATCATACACATTAACATTTGCACCTTGATCGTTGTCGTATGTTCTACGAGACCAGTAATTTTGCATTAAGCGCTTCATATACGCTTCTGCTTTAGGTCCAGGCATATTACCAACGTCTACTTTAAATACTAAACGCTCTGGTGCTCTAACTAAACGATAAACAACAATACTATCTTCAATTAAGCTTAATTGTTTATATGCTCTACGTGCCACTTCAAGATATGGTAAACGAATCGTTTTGTGTTCGTTCCATACATGAGAATGAAAATACGTAACCTGGTGACGCTCTAAAGGTATTAATTCTTGTTTTGTTGTGTATCTATTGTTTGTATCTATATCGATTTTAGGTTTACGCAATAAGAACCCTTTAATTAACATATTTTGAATGTTATCGTATATAGGGTTAATATATTCTGTAGGTATTTGAACAACACCAATAATACCAGCGTCTTTTTTGTTCTCGTTAATTACGTTTTCAAAAAACAACTCAGCATCAATAAGAATTGCTCTAATGTACTCGAAGCCTTTATTCTCTAAATTAAACTGTTCAATTAAACTGTGAAAGTTCTTTTGTAGTTCTTTAACAATGACTTCGTCTTTACCTTCAGACACTTTTAAGTTTATGTACTTTCCTTTTTCATCTTTTACTAAAAATTCATCTGAAATTTCATCCAGTGCATGACTAATTTCTGCATAAGAAGCCATAACACGATAATCAGCAATACGCTTTGGTTTATCTGTATCTACTAACGCATAAAGGTAATCATGATATGCTTTATTAATGACAACTCCCTCTAAAGAAGGAATCATTGGATTATCTTGTGCGGTAGATACTGCCTGTTTGTATACTTTTTCTTTAGCAGAACTACCTATCTTATAGAAATCTTCAAACTTAGGGTTTAATTCCTTTACGTTGTTAATTACTTGATTATTACCTGTATACGGTAACCTATTAACAAGGTTGTTAAATGACCTTGTAAAGAAATTGGGTTGTACGTTGTCAGCCATTGTTAATATTTACACTGTTAAACGTTATTATATACTGGATTTGTTAAATTACCACTGCTTTGTTGTTGTACCGAGTATTTGGAAAAATGGTAAAGTAGAACTATAAGCCGTAAAAGGAGCTGTCGCAGATGCAGCAGTATGGTCTGTATTAAAGCTTGTAGCAACATAACCGCCCATGTTTGGCCAAGTCGACGTACCTGTTATTAAGTATTAACTACTTGTATACCTGAAATATAAGGGTATTGAGTTGAATAGTGAATATTATATGCACTATTAGATAGGAATGTGTAGCCAGCATCGTTTGCAATAATTATATCAAAATAACCTGTTGCAGAAGGAGCGGGGTAATTTAATGAGATAAAATTATCATTTAAAGGTATGTAGTCTGTAATAGGTACAACCCCTGTAAGTGTGGGGTAAGAAAGAGATAACATATCTGTAGACACAAATGGTGTAAATGTTGTACCGTTACCAAACATAGTGTGTGTATTTGCGCTTAAAAATATACTATTAGTGTGAGATAGCATGTTACCGTGTATGCCTATATTACCAGATAAGCCTTGATGTGTGATCCATCTACTAACGTATGGTAATTGTGGTACAGCAGACACAACAAACGATTCTGTATATTCAGGGTTAACTAAAGATTCGTAGTTTTCTAATAAAGGTACTGCTGATACAGGATTAAAGTTAGTATCTATTTTAAATATTCTACCCTTTGTGTTGGCGTCTGCTTTAAACAACCATCCTTTAATCGTAAATGATGTGTCGCATGTAACCCGGGTTGGTTGTGAAGCGTTTTGATCGGTTGGGTACGTCATATTAAGAGTACCATTCCAAAGTACATCTGAACGAATCTCAATACCAGTCATACCTTCTCTTTGCCACGAAATAATAAAATAAGGATCACTATATGGAACAAAATTACTTAAAATCTGATCCATGTCGTTTTGAAAACGAGTCATAATACTAACATTAACCTCAATATTAACCGGTACCGGTTGAAGGTTTTGGTTAGAAGTAGAAACACCACCCGTGTTAGGGTTTAAATTAAATTGACCGTATATTTTATTAAATACTCGATTCTGATCCCTGGAAATATTAGATATCCAAAACGCAACAGCCGGTAGAGTAAAGTTTTGAGCTTTATCTATTAAGTCAAACAACACTCTCTGCTTAGGTGCATATACATAACGAACAGCTACGTTGTTACCCACTTTACCATTGTTATCATAACGCTTTACTATCGCTCCGTCAAATGCCTGGAGAAATTGCGTTAATAAATCCCTTACCTCCCAATGATATGTATAATTCTGCACTTATATACTTATACAATACGATCTAAGAAGTGTTTGGGTAAGATCTTCTTATTATCTATTATAGTTTTAGCGGATAAACCGTCTAATATGTAAGTTACGCTTTCATCTTCTACACTTCTGGTACATCTACCACAGGCTTGTATTAAAGCGATAAACATGCGCATTTTGTACCAACCTGGATCTTCTTCAAAGAGCTTTTTAATTCTCTTACCACCTAAAGAGGGATAAGGTAGTTTTATAATAATCTGCCACTTACCCAAATCCCCTTTAAGATCTAACCCCATAGTTAATGAAGGACTAACTAAAACCGTATCATCCGGTCTTAACATATGTTCTTTAATAATGTCTTCATTGGTTGTACCCTCTTCTCTACATAGGTACCTTTTACCTTTAAGTTTTCTTTGTACAGCTTGAGTAATAGCAAATGAATGCGTATGAACAATACCTTTCTCACCTTTATGGCTATCAGCTAATGTATGAGCTATATCTAATACAGGTGGTAAGTTCTTTTCCATTAACTTATGATTCAACGGGAACTTGGTATGACAATAAATAGGGCTCTTTTTAGGGTCAAATGTAGATTCAATCTCTACATATTCAAAATCAGTAATACCTAATGTCTTTGCAAATATGTTTTTATCTACAATAGTTGCGCTCATTAAGATTACGGTTTCAGCATAATTAAACAAACAGCCACTAAGCTTATCAATCTTTAGAGGGGTAAAAATAGCTTTCTCAGCATCTTTTTCGATAATGTATTGTGTATCTTCCCAATGATCAATAGTATTAATAATAGATTCATACAGATCTTTTCTGAACTGCTGTTGTATGAGCTCCATTTTGTTATTATCGTAGCGAGAACGATTAGCTTTAGAATCAATACCTTCTTTTATAGAAGAAGCTAAATCTGTTAACCAACCAAGTGCTTTGTTTGGGTTATCTGTAGTTAGTTTACTAAACTCTATATCACTCTGTGTTAATCTACGATAATCAATAACTGTAGAGAAGTTCTTTACAATTTCGTCTTCTAACTCAGAACACTCGTCTGCTACTATAACTTGTCTATGTTTTAAATGATTGGGTAGATTAAAAAAAGAAGCGTAATTTAATACTGTAAACTTTTCTATTAAAGCACTATTACGAGATTCATAATATGGACATCTATGTTCTTCCCAACACTCTTTTCTCATCTTTTGTGCAATTACACACGGTGCAAAGTCTACAGTGAAGCTCTCATCCACATCACACTGATAATTACTCTTACCTTTAAATATAGACGACTCGTTAAATAGCTCTTTATACTGATTTTGTAGTGCTTTGGTAGTGGTTAAAGCAAATAAACCGTGCACCGGAAACCGAGCCATCACATCAATATAGTCTTCATCATAAGCATGGTAATTAAACACTAAGTTCTTAAATTCAGTATCACATTCATCTGTTGCATTGGCAAGTGTCTTGCTTATAAATGATTTACCTGAACCAGTAGGAGCCTGTACTATAATAAACTTCTTTCCTTTCTTTATAGCTGTCTCAATATCCTGTAGGCCTTTTATTTGATGAGGCCTCGGGTTATATCCCGCAGGAAAATAATCTAACAAAGGTTTAATAAGGTCCATTTAATAATAATAGACCCTATTTAAATTAGTTCAATGACGAAATTGTAAGAGTCGTATTAAAAAATTTACATTTCTTAACTTGATTGGTAGCTTTCAAATTAACTAACAATTCAAAATCTTGTTCCGCCAGGGATTCAAGCGTGTAATCAAAAACTAACTTATTTGGTTCTCTTTTTATGTTAAAAGGGAAAGGAATTTCAAATGTTTCCTTTTTCTTTTCGGTAAGCATTATAAGAGATAAATAACATCCAGAAAGTTTAAAGTTAATAAGTTTTCCCTTTTTGTATTGCTTACTTCTAAGGGTTAAAACTATATTTTTTTGAAAGTAATTTTTAAGGTCGTTATCGATATTATTAAGCATTTTATTTGTCCATAAACCGTTCTTTATCGGCTGTAGACATTCTACTTAATACCTCACTGAAATATTTCCAGAACTGTTCTGGTGGTGTTGTAGGTATAACACTAACAATATCAGCAGATTCTGCAGGCACTAACCTATAATCTTGCATAAAAATATCCCAAGTTAGTACTAATCCTTTAGTCTGTGGATTGAATTTAAGATGCCCGGTGGCTGGTTTAAAGTTAAGCGCAGTCCTTCCAGCTGAACTATTTAGCAAAATAGTATCATTAGTAGCAAGCATTCTTCTTGTAATAGGCTCGCCAGTAACAGGGCGTCTTCTGACAAATTTAATTTCTACAGCATTCTTCGAAAGTAGGGCTGCTAATGCTGTTTGAGAAACTCTCATTTAACATACTTATCGTATGTATCTTCAGGTTCCGCTACACCAAAAATACGATCTTCATTGAGAAATACAATATTTTTTAGGTTATTAACGTTACTTGCTTTTAGCCCGAAAGTGCTTGGAAAAATAACATGCTGACCAGGTTTAACCTTTGCACGCGGTCCTGCTAAAATTACTTTAGCTACACGCCATGCCTGATTAACAGCATTAATAGGTATCCAGATGTCACCTCTACGAATCATTGTACCATCATCATTTGTATCTGCAAATTGACAAAAGAGAATGTCGTCTAATACTGAAGTAAGTTTCCAGCTTTTAAGATTTAAATCACTATTTGCATAGTCTTCAAGTCTTACCATGCCTTTTGTAAGATCTGTCTCAACTGCCTCATTAGCTTCAAGGGCTTTGTTTTGATCGGCTTGGTTTAAACCACTCTGCTTAATATCTCTCTCAATCTTGTGTTGTAGGCTTTTTTTCATTTGGTAATTTTAAATTAAATAATTCTATATATTGATTTACTTCTCTTGCTGAAATTTCAAGGTGATTGGCAAGGGTCTTTACAGCTTGTTTACTATTAGTAACGGATTCAGTTTCTTTTTTCTTCTTTATATAAGAAGTGCGTTTAAATTTACATGCAGGTATAACTCCATGTAAATAATTAAACCATGCAGTATTATTATCTAATACTGGCCACACTCTATTGCTTGTCTGGTTAACAAGATTAGATACTTGCGGTGAATACATAGAGCACCACCGCTGTATCAAATAAGGTTGAAACTCTTTTACTTCGTCAATATTAGAAGTATCAAGTCCCTTAGTCTTAAAAAGTATTTTGTTTAAATATTCGAACATTAAACAGTAATCTTAGTTGTAGCAATAAAAATATTGTCTACCATGCTATAAAACTGATCAATAACTGCATTCTGGAATTTAACTGTTTGTTCTGGAGTTAAATTTGTACTAAAAGCAAATGCAGGTGCTTGTTTACCGGCTACTAAGTTAACCCCGGTGTGTCCAATAGATACATTGTCTTTTGAGTACGTAATACTAACTGATGCTTTGCCTTTTTGTTGTACTACTCCGCCTTGTGTAAATTCAGCATGCACCATAATATCATCACCCTTCATTTCAATAGGCTTGTTAATAATCTTATGAAGAATATTAGCTATTGAGGTGTTAAATAAGCGCTGAAAGCATACTGCACCAAACGGGTCTAAGTTAGGTATTTCCCAACAGAAGTTAATCATAGAATCACTATAGATATAATCCTTCTCTAATGAGTCTTCTAAATCAATAAGATTAATAGTTACTTCAACCGGAGCAACAAAGCTAACAATATTACCGATAGGTAAAGTACGATCTCTAAAATACTTATAAGCAAAACGCTTGTGTATGAAATCGCCGTTGTATATTTTTTGGTCTGTAATAATCATAATTGTATGTTAATATAAATTTTAATATTCTCCACGGTTAAATTTGTTTATAAACCAGTCTTGACCATCAAGCCAATCTTTAGTGTAAGATTTAAGCCCAGGAGAGGCATGTATAACGTCAATATTAAAGGTACCGAGTTTTAATTTAGCTTTGTTACACTGTAAGCTAAAATCAATATCATAAAAATGAAACTTAGCCGGGCACGATTCATCAAATCTAACTCCAGCAGCAGCGATCTTTTTAGGGTTGAATGCTAAAAACAAACCGTCAAGCAATAATACCCTACCTGGTTTACCAAAGTGTGTTTTAAATGTTTTATTGTCTATGGTGTGACCTACCGTACCGCTATGAGTATCTCTTGGACACATAATGTGCCATAAACAAGGCTGTCTGATAGTAGCGTCACTACCACCAGCTAACCCTACTACATCGTACTTGTCAAGACCTTGTTTAATTTTAGTTAACCAGTTCTTATCAGTAATAAGAACATCATCGTGAGCTAAAACCAATATACAGTCTTCATTTTTGTATGTATCAATATAAGAGTTATAAACTTTAGCTATAGAGGTTTTATTATTAAAA